GCAATAGACAGTTCAGTTGCTGGCGTAAAAAAGAAAATAAAATCTACAGATTACGATTGGAATAAAGTAATAGGAAAAATAGGCGAAGATTTTGGTTATGAAATAAATTTTAATAATGTAAAAAGCCTAGATAATATTGCTTTAGAAGGCAATACTTATGCAATTGGCTATGAGCGAATTGCAAAAAAAGCTAATTTAACTACTCGTAAAAATTTAGCTAGTAAAAAAAGACGAAAAGATGAAATGCTAAAAAAGAAAAAAGAAAATCTTTTAAGTCTTGAAGGTGAAGTATATGATGTAGATGCAGATGTTGCCAATGCTTTTAATGGAGATACTCCTATAGATGGAATTCCGCAATACAGAAGAGTCGGTGAAACATCTGGTCCTCAAAGATATAAATACGAAAATGGTGAAGTGGTTAGCGGTCCAACACAAGGATTAACTGGTTCAATTAATGACAGACTTACACAAAAAAGAATTAAAGATTATGAACAAATAGATGCAGAATTAGAAAAAAAATACCCAAAAAGAGATAGGAATGGAAATCGCAAAGAAAGAACAGCTTATGAAGCTTATATGCAAGAACGGCAACAAAGATATGACCAAGTAAATAAAAGACTCGGTTATACTCCAAAAGTACAAAGAGGTTCATCTGGAGAAATTATAGATGGCGATAATGATTTAGAAGTGGCACAAAGTGTTGTTAATAATGGTACAGGTAAAGATGGCATTGGCTTGTGGGGTCATATGAAAAAGCATCCAGTTATTTCAACGGCTGCGGTTGTTGGTACTGTTTGGGGTGCTTCTGAGCTTCTTGAAGACGATGATTTCTAGGAGGTAGAGCCATGTTTTATACTCCATTTCAAACACAAAGAGACCAATTGCAGGAATTGATATATCAAATCATACAGGACCCAACGTTTAAAAATCAGATAAGCTCCTACATTAGAATGGAAATAGAGGCAAGTAAATCTAAATATTCTAAAGAAAATCATGGCGGAACTTTATCATATGATATGTTAACTAGGGGTACTGTTGATATGCAGGCAAAGATGGCTGCCAGTGGATACGATGTCTATGGTAGAACTTTAATTCCATCAAATAAGCCAATGACAAATGATAATGTATATAAAAATATGAAGAACAAAATAAACTATGGACGCTCTTCCTCTAAGCCGCACGAGAATAGAGGACAGTATTCTTTTGCAAAGGGTGGTTGATATGGCAACTAATATAATGGAATTTTTAAAAGGTAAGATAGGTAAATATGGGGATTCTGCAATGACTTATGCAAGAAATATCTCCAAAAACGTTACCGTGGAAAGTTTGCAAGACGGTTACAATACCTATATAGCACAATCTTCAGACGAGCTTGCTAATGTTGCCAGAAGAAGTATGGCAAGAAAGAATACTGTAATGAGTAATTTGAATATGGACGATTTTCAGAGAACGTTCAATAACTCTGAAGCCAGAACGAATGCAGAATATGCCAGTTCTTATAGCACTTTAAAACAAAAAATAGCATCAGGAAATATCGAAGAAGCAAGAGAAATAGCATCTGATATTTCAGATAGATTTGGTGATAAAGACTATTTGGCATATCTGCAAGAGGCTGAAGCTAAACAGATTTCCATAGCAGGACAGATAAAAGGTGCTCCGGCAGGTGCAATTCATGATAAATACATAAAAGACATGAAGAATAAAATAGGCGGAAATAAAATAGTAGACAACTTTTTAGATGATTCTTCTAAGGAATGGTTAGCTAAAAAGGCATATAGTTTACAAGGTAAAGACCCACGATATTACTTTGCAACCAATGACAAAAAGACAAATAGAATTAGAGCAGGGGTTGTTGGTGGAGCATATTTAGGTGGTAGTATGGTAGTCAGAGGGCTCCAAGGCGGAAATCCTATTACCAATGAATATGGAGAGCGTGATATTGCAGGTATACCTTTTATTTAGGGAGATAGATTATGATAACACCAGTACTTTTTACAATTGCATATATATGCTCAGAAAATAAAGGATATCTCGTATGGGAGCACGATGAAACTGCACTCTCATACGAGATATATAGAAATGGTAATTTATTAGATACCGTTGATATAAAAGATTTAGATACTCCATTTACATTTCTTAGATTCCCTAGAAATACACACCTTAGGAATAAATTATTGAAATGTAAAATGTATGTAGATGAAACAGTTAAGAAATTCAACGAGTATGAATACAAAGTAAGAGCTGTATATGAAAACGACCAATACAGTGCATTTTCTAATATAAAATATATAAAGTGTGAATAGGTGATAAAATGGCAGATGAAGTTATTACAAAGCAAAAACAGCCTATTATAAATATAGGTAAGGTAGATGATAATGCAGCGATGACCCAAATGTGGGGACTGAATCCTGCTCTTATACAGGAAATAAGCAAATCTGCTATGATACGTTCTTCTAAGCATGGTATGTTTGCTTCTGTTCCTATTATATGTCAAGAGCAAGACTGTCCTTATAAAGATGTCTGTACTGTTGATGTAGCAAATAGAATTAAAGGGCAAAGATGTCCTATGGAAATCGGTGCTATTATAGCCAGATTTAATCAGTATTGTCTTCATTTTGGTTTAAATACCAGTGGAGATATGATTGCAGATGAAGAATTAGTAGATGCTACTTTAATTAAAGATTTAGTTACCATAGAAGTGCAACAAATGAGATGCGAAAATAAAATAGCTATGTCTGGCGATTTCATGGGCAAAACATTATTAGATATAGATAAGAAATGTAAACCTTATTATGGAGATATTATTTCTCCAGAGTCAGAACATTTACTTGTATTACAGGATAAGAAGGTAAAAATCCTTAATCAGTTAAATGCTACTAGAAAAGATAAGGCTAGTGATAGAAGCCAGTCTGCAAGCCCTACTGAAAATGCTATTAAGATTTTCCAAGAAGTGCAAAAGGCTATTCGAGAACAGACTATTATAGATATAGATACTATTGACTTTGATGATATGTCAAATGAAGCCGATGCATATGAAGATAACACAGAGTTAAATTCATTAATCGAACCTAAGGAGTGATATTATGGGTTTAATACGAAAAGCTATTGATGTTACTGGAACAATTGGAGAAAAAACCTTTGGAGCTTTAGGTAAAGGTGCAATTGGACTTGCTGGTGGCACAGTAAAAGGTGGTGCTAAATTAGGTAAGTCATTAATAAGAGACATTACCGAAGAAGAGCTTAAAGATGCTTCATTATATGAAAGATTAGCTGGAAAAAAGTTAACAGGGGTTGGAATAGGCTTATTAACGGGTGGTACAATGGCAATGAGCACTATTGATGCTATTTCAAATGAAGGACTTGGAAAAGCACAAAGAGTTGGCAAAGTATCAATAGGTGATAATCTCGATAGACTTGTTTCCTATGATGGCACTGGATTTGCCCAAAATATAAATAGAGTTTCCAGAGGAAATCCAGAAGTAATGCAAGATATAGTGCAAAACACATTTGACAATCCTAATCAATTTGGTGTTAGTGGTGATATAGTATTTGCTTTGCATAATATGAGAGAGGGATAATTATGGCTATAAGCATGATTAAAAATAAGGTGCTACAGAGTGCATCTAAAATAGGGTTAACTAGTCTTCCTACGCTTGGTACAGTGGTAGGTACTGGAATGGATTTGTATGGAACAGCCAGTACATTTAGTGAATCAAGAAAACAAGGCGATAGTATAACCACCACTATAGGAAAAACAGCTATGGATTTTGGCGTTGGTGCTTTATTGGGTGGTAAGGCACAAATTGCATACTTTGCCGCTACCGCAGGTTATGATATGATAATCGGAACTTCAAAGCAAAATGCAGAGCTTCAAAAACAAATGAAATACACTGGCTCAGGGCGAATGGGTTCTGGGTATTTCAATATGTCTGGAGCAGGATATACTATGCGACAAAGGGCGATAAATCAGTTAAGAACTAATGGACAGAATGTTAACTCTGTACTCGGAAACGAAGCAAGAAATTATTTAAAATCTTCAAGAGATTATACTTAATTAGGGTGGATTTAAATGGCAGCTGTAGCACAAACAATAGGACAATTAAATGATATAGAATGCAATCAGATAATGAATCTTTTGATTCCTTTAGATAAGAATATAGTCAAAAAGGTAGATTTTGTTCAAAAGCAATACGGGTTAAATTTCAAAGAAGCGTTGGAATATACAATTACAAACAACCCTGTATTATGGGCTAAAGTTTATCTTGACTGGGAAGCTAGAGATTATCAAGATGTAATTATCCAAGAAGGTAAGCGTTCTAAAAAGCTTGTATTAAGACTTGGACGAAGACTTGGTAAATCAGACTCTATGTGTGTACTTATTTTATGGTTTGCGTACACACAATATAATAGAGGTCCGAATAACCAATACGATATTATTATAGCAACTCCATATGAAACGCAGATTGACTTAATCTTCAAGCGTTTACACCAGTTGATTGAGATGTCTCCGGTGTTAAAGTCATTAATAACAAGAGACGTACATCATAATTTAAACCTTACTATTAATGGTATTGTTTCTAATATTTTAGGTTTAACCGCAGGTGCTAACAACTCATCTGGCGGTGCTAACTCTACTCGTGGTCAAAGAGCAGATTTACTTATCCTTGACGAGTGCGACTACATAGGTTCTAATCAGATTACGAATATCTTAAATATTAGAAATGAAGCTCCAGAACGTATTAGACTTATCTGTGCTTCCACGCCATCTGGTAAGCACGAAGAATATTACCGTTGGTGTATTAATGCCTCTAAGAGATATTTCCCAACAGCAGAAGATATTAAAAATAATCGCTTCAGTGGTTATCAAGTAGAAGAAAAAGCGATTGGCGAAGGTAATGGTTGGACAGAAGTATATGCTCCATCCAACGTTAATAAAGAATTATTAAAGATAAATCCAGATACTCAACAAACTTATCTTGAAGATATTAGAGATGAATTATCTGACATGAGATATACTCAAGAAGTTATGGCTGAATTCGGTGAAGAAGAAATGGGTGTATACCAGAAGAAATTCATCAATGCAGCTATTATGGAAGGTGAACGCCTTAAATATAGATACATTACTAAATGGTCCAAAGAAGATAGGAAATCTTATCTTACAAGAACGCATGGGCAAAATATTAGAATACTTGGAGTTGACTGGGATAAATATTCAGCAGCAACAAATATGGTATGCATGGAACTTGATAGATTCCATCAAGACCATGAAGGACGCATTGTTCCTATGTTTAAGATGTTATTCAGAATAGAAGTTCCACGTTCTGATTTTACTTACGTCAATGCAATGAACAAAATCATAGAACTGAATGATGAATACCAGTTTGATTGGATAGGTATTGACCGTGGTTACGGTGAAGTACAATTAGAAATGCTTCATAAATATGGTATGGAACATCCTGAAACTGGCTTAGCAGATAAGGTTATTGGTTATCAATTCTCTCAAAAGATTGAAGTTCGTGACCCATATACTAAGAAAAAAGACCAGAAACACCTTAAGCCATTCATGGTTAACAACTCAGTTAATTTATTTGAAAAAGGTAAAGTTATTCTTGACCCTTCAGATAAATCAATGATTTCTCAATTAGAAGAATATAGAGTAAAATCCATAAGTAGTACTGGTATGCCTGTCTATACAGATGAGAATGAACACGCAATTGATGCCATGAATCTTGCCCTATTGCTATTTGAGCAAAAGTATGGTAGCTTATTAAAGCAAGTTTATTCTATCAAAACAGTATTTATTGGAACTCTGGATTCAAGAGATGAGCATGTTAAGAGCCGTGAAATTGGTGAAAACCAAGAAGAGCCTTTTGTAAAGATAATTAAAACTTCCGAAAAAGAAGGTATTATCAGTATTACTCCAGTTCGAAGGCAAAATAAAAGAGTTCCATCATTCCAGAGGAGGTCTTTTTAATGGAAATCAAAGAACAATTAATAGATTCTGGGGCGGTCATAGGATACCGTCCCAATCTTAAATACGAAAAATTCAATAAGCCAGTTGAACAAACAGAGCCTATTAATATCAATCAATACATTAATAAGGCTAGTTATTCAACTACACTAAAAAGTTTTTTAAATAATTTACCTAATGCTGTACTGGAAAACTTAAATGAAAATATCGACATCATAAACGAAATGATTGACAGATTATGCAAAGAGTTCGATAATGAAACACATGATACATATTCAAATATTAACTCTTTTGTAAATGCGTTAAGAGCAAAAAATAATGAATATGCTAAAGAATTTCTTAACGCACATAAAGCAAATATTGGCAAAAGCCAAATCCCAGAAATTATCGAATTACTGGAAAACGAAAAAGAGAGAATAAATATTATTAGCGATACTTTAAAAATTTTATACTATGGTACTTCAAATATTACAAACGAAGAATGCAAGCAAAAAGATGCTGAAATGACTGCCGTGCTTGTAGAAAAAGAAAAGCAGGGAAAAGGCATTAACTATTTAGCATTATCCGTTGATTCAGTATTGAATAAATCCATAAATACATATAGCGTAAAAATAGATGAAGCATGTACTAAATTAGAGCAAGTTGCATATTTAAGAGATGAAAATGGTGTGAATAATCCAATATTAACTCCTATGATACAACGTCTCTTTTTGGAGGTAGATGACGAAATAAACGCAAGAAGTAATTCATATGATATGCAACAAAGTATTGATACTACGAGAAAAGCGTTATATAATTACTATATTAAACGAAAAGACTTAAATGAATTCTATAATACAGTATCAGAAACCTCTAGAGAAGGAAGTTACTTATTATCTAAAATATCTTTTTTTGAAAAAGAAACAGACAACTCAATTGAAAATATAAATAAAACATTGATGGGGAATTCCTTTTTTGTGAATTCTATGGAAAAATTAATGGCAGAAAAACAACAGTTAAGAAAGGTTTATGCTACAATTAGCTACACTTAATGCCTAAATAACGTATATTAAAATTTTGAAAAACGGGATGGTGAAATAAACATGAATAAAATCAAACGGTTCATAGCCAATACATTTTTCAAAGAACTCCTTCCCGCAGCACCTGTTTCTAAGGACGCTTCTTCTGGGGGACAAAGAGAATTAGCATCAGAGTTTATTAAACAGCTTGTTTATAAGACTACTGATGATACAGACTTTGAAGAACCAGATTTTAATATGGAAGACATACAAAATGCCTACGATACAGATTCTTATGTACGTCAAGGTGTTGATAAATATGTTGACCAGATTTTTAAAGAAGGGTATAGTTTTTACGGGAAAGACACTAATACAGTTGACTATTTAAAGCTTAGGCTTGAATACATAGCAGAAGCGACAAGTACTCCGACAAATCAATTCTTAATGGATATTGCGGAAGACTTAGTTAAATACGGAAACTGTATGATTGTTAAGTCAAGAAGTAATGACGTTAACTTATTACCTCAAGGTGTTAATGTTCAAGGGCTTGCAGGAAAAGAACCTGTTGTAGGTTATTTCTGTGCTAATCCTTCTACAATGACTGTAATGAGAGATGAGCATGGCGTTATTAGTAAGTGGAAACAGGAAACAGATGCAGGTGAACAGGAATTTAATCCTGAAGATGTAATCCATTTCTATTACAAAAGACCAAAAGGTAATGCATACGGAACAAGTTTCTTAGTGCCAGTCCTTGATGATATACGAGCATTAAGACAAGCAGAAGAAAACGTTCTTAAAATGATGTATCGTAATATTTATCCATTCCATCATGTAAAAGTTGGTACAGAGGACCAGCCGGGTACGGAAGCGGAAGTGGATAAGATTATCGAAGAAATCAACAATATGGATGTTGAAGGTGGTATTGTTACTACAGAAAGAGTTACAATAACTCCTATTGCTTCTGATAAAGTTATTGACGCAGAACCATATTTAAGGTATATGGAAGATAGAGTATTCTCTGGTATGGGCATTCCTGCTATTATGTGGGGTCGTGGTGATACAGCCAATCGTTCTACTGGTGACAATATGACATCAGAAATGGCTGACAGAATCCGTGCTATTACCAAAATCATTGAGATGTTCTTTAACTCATTCATAGTAAAAGAAATCTTAATGGAAGGCGGATATGACCCAGTACTTAATCCAGACCAAATCGCTGAACTTAAATTCCACGATAATGACGTAGATGTTAAAATCAAGAAAGAAGTTCACGCCATTTATAAATATGAACACAATGCGATTACTGAAGATGAAATGCGTGACTTACTTGGTATGGACCCTATTGCTGATGGTGACAGAGAGAAATTATTTGTTGAACTCATTACGAGAGAAACACTTAAACTTCAAGCTGAACTTGATGTGCAGACGGCTAAAGCTACTGCTTCAGCTAATGGCGGTACAGGAAGTAAAGAAACAAACAACAAAGAGAAAAATTCTGGAGGACGTACTCCTACTAAGAAGTCTTCATCCTCAGGAAAAGATAATTACAATGCTATTATCGGTCTCATAAAAGATAATGTAAATAAAATCAATGATGAAATGGACAAATATGTAATAAATTGTTATACTAATAGACAACAAATATTACAATCCAATGTTGAAAGTATAGTAGCAAAACATATTAAAGACATTTCGTATACAGTAAAAGCAAAAATCGAAGACGAATCCTTAATCAAAGTCGTTGATGAAATGCTTATCAAGAACTCCGTAAAACTTTGTCAGAATATACATGATGACTTAACTGGTGTCAATATATATTCAACATCAAAAGGTAGTGTTAGTGACATGGTTACAATTAGAGTTAACTTATTCGGAGATTCCATTACGAATTATCTGAAATGTAAAATGAACGCTACCATATACATTGATGGTTCATAAGAAAGGAGTTCAATATGGCAATAATCAAAATTACCGATGCCAATAATAAAGAGTTTTCAGTAGATGATATGAAAATTTTTGATTTTAATGGCGATGTCGGTGAAAAAGATGTTCGCAACATTAGCGATTCAAGAGAAAGAATTCGTGTAGAGAACAAAGTCAAATTTGTTGACGCAAAAGGTGAAGCTGTTGACGTAACACAGTTGTTAAAAGATTCTGCTTCCGGTAAGAAAAATATCATAGCACTTGATGTTGAAACAGAAGCAACTCACTCTGGTAAAAACCATAACTACTGTGTTTATTACGAAGACAGCATGGAAAAGGATGCAGAAACTTTCATGAATCCATTTCCAAAGCCAATGTTAAAAAACCACGATTCTTATTCAGAGCCTTTAGGAAGAACAAAACAATCATGGTTTGGACCTTCTGCATTAACTGATGAAAGAAGTGCAATCCATCTTGTAACAAGAGTAACTGATAAAGATGCTATTGAAAAATTCTTAGATGGGCGTTATAGTACAGTAAGTATTGGTGGTTCAATGGGAACTGTTACATGTAATGTATGTGGTAAAACAATTCTCAAAGACGGTAAATTCAATTTCTGTGGTCACTGGAGAGGTGAAACCTACAAAGACCAAGTATGTTACTGGGGAGCTAAAGATATTACTTATCATGAAGTTTCTACAGTTAACAACCCAGCAGATGACTTTGCTCAGGTTGTTAAGGTTACAGTTATCACAGATGAAGATAAAGAAAATAAAGATGAAAAAAATAAGGAAGGAGTCGGAGACATGGGAGGAAAGAACAACCCAAATACTTCATCTCAATCAACCGACCAGAGAAATAAACTGGTTGCGATGATTGATGAATTATTAGGTACTAACACCGCTGCTCAGGCAACTGATGCAAATACATCAACACCTGAGGCTAAAGCAGAAGATGCTAAGTCTGATGCTGAAACCCCTGAAACCAAAGACAATACTGAAGATGTTGCAAAGCAATTAGAAGATGCAAACAACAAGATTGCTGATTTAGAGAAACAGCTTGCTGATGCTAACAAAGCAAAAGAAGAAGCTGAAACCAAATTAGCAGACGCTGAAAAAGCAAAGGAAGAAGCTGTTCAGGATTCCATTGCTATGAAAGACCAGTGTATCGAATTAGCACTTGCTAACAAGAAGTTAATTGCAGACCAGATTATTGAATTAGAAATTTCTCAAAAGAAATTAGAAGATTCAAATTCTTCTGAAAGACAGAAAGAATTAATTGGTCTTTCAATGAAAGATTTACAGGATGCTTTCGATGCAGCTAAAAAGAACGAAACTTCAACAACTGATTCTCAGAGAACTATAGGTCAGGCACAGAATCCTACCTTGGCAAATGCAGGAGAGCCAAACTCGACTGTTACAGACGCTGATGGTAACACTGTAGAGCCTAAGGCAGAAGATTCTAAGGAACAGAAAAAAGTTGAAGATTCAAATAAAAAGAAATCTATTGATGACTATGTAAATGACATGGTTAATAAGATTTCACGATAATCAAAAGGAGGAAACTAAAATGGCTTTATTTAGAGGTTATGAAAACCAACAGGGTTCAAGAAGTAATACCGCATTAGTTCGTTCTGGTCATATGTCTCCAGCCGAAAAGTGGATTCTCGACCCAACATTCATGGATAAGACTATGAGTGGAGTATTCAAAGATGGTGTATTATTCAATTATCAGTATGGCGGTCCGGGTATGGAAGAAGTAGTTATTCCTAAGGGTCGTGTAGTAGGTGTTTCTAAGTCTGTTAAGGATTTCGTTTCTAACAAGTACCTTACAACTATTACACTTCCGGGTCTTGCTCTTAACGGCAACACAGTAGGTATGGCTCCATACAACTTCACTAAGGACTGGTTCCAGATGGATAGATTCGGTGGTAATCAGCCATCCATTATCACTATGGAATATGTTAGACTTCCTTACATGCCGGGATTCACTCCTGCGGCTGCTGTTTCTAAGGAAGGCTTACTTGAGGAAGAACTTGCTATCTCCGTTGAAAACAGAATGCCTTGGGGTGCTGTAATCGGTAAGTGTGAAGCTGGTGACTACTTAAAGGCTACTGCTTCTGGTCGTCTTACTAAATGGGACCCAACTAAGGATTCTTATCACGAAGTTGTTGGTCAGGTTCTTGCTTCCGACCTTAACGCTGAACCTACTGGTTGGTTACAGTGGATGTTATGGGAAGAACAGTACAGAAAGGACGACGACCAGTTCATGAACCGTTCTGGCGTATCCAATCTGCCAACTGACGAAGGTTATCCATTCGACCCTACCTACGCTGAAGGCAACACAATCTTCCAGAATTATCAGTCTCAGTTACTTACTAACCCAACTGGTATTCCGGGTCTCCACGATGGCTCTGGTAACTACGATGGCTTCGGTAAGAACGATACAGAGTACACTGATATGACTATCGGTACTATTGATGCTGGCACAGCAAAAGATACTGTAGTTCAGTTCCAAGCTGTTGACTTTGCAGGCGGTAAGTTAAAGAACTTACAGCAGGGTGTTGTAGTTAAGATTGAAGGTACTGTAGTAGATGCAGCTAACGTAACAATCAACTACACAACTGGTAAGATTTCTGTTAAGCTTCCTGCTCAGGCTACTGGCGAACAGACAGTTACTGCAACATATAAGGCAATGCATTACGGCACACCTTCCTACTCCGATTTCAAGGGCGTACAGGGCGAAGTGTTCGTATTACTTAAAAAATAATACAGGGCGGGGGCAAAGCCCCCGCACCTAACCATAATCAAGGAGGAAATCTAACATGAGTATTTTAAATGTTTTAGACCAAATGGAATCTCGTAATGCAGAGCTTCAGAAGTCCATTCAGGATAAGCTGGAAAGAGGCTTACCACTTACAGATTCCGATATCGAAGATTATCAGATGACAGAAAACGATGCCAAGGTATTTGATGCATTCACTAAAGTTCTTGACGGTAAGAACGTACCGGGCTTTACATTCAAGGATTTCGTAGCTTCTCCACAGGCTAAGGTGTTAATTCCAAGAATTATCATCGGTACTATGAGAAAGGCTGCTGACCCTGTATATCTTGCTTCTAAGTTCTATAAGAAGATTAGACTTAAGAATGGTCAGGCTGTTATGTTCCCGTCCATCGGTGTTATGAGAGCTCATGACGTTGCCGAAGGTCAGGAAATCCCAGAAGAAAGCGTAGACTGGAATCTGGCAAAGAATTCTCTTATCCATGTTGGTAAGAGTGGTGTCAGAATTCAGTATACTGACGAACTTCAGAAGGATTTGGAATTCGACCTTATCTCTGTTCTCTTATCTGAGGCAGGTAGAGCAATGGCTCGTCTTAAAGAGCAGAAGGCATTTGACGAATGGAAGCGTCATGGTTGGACAGTATTTGATAACAGCTTAAGAGGTCAGTTCCCAGAAGCAGGTACTACTGGTCTTGACTTTGAAGGCAATCCAAACGATACTATGTCCATTGACGATTTACTTGACTTAATCATCTGTGTATACAACAACGAGTATACTCCAACAGACTTAATCATGCATCCGTTAGTATGGACTGTATTTGCTCGTAACGGCTTAACTGGTTCTCTTACTGCTCCATTTGACCGTGAAGTTAAGAGAGAAATGCCAAACGCTCAGTTCAAGCTTGGTCCTGAATCCATTCAGGGTCGTATCCCATTTGCATTTAACGTTAGCTTATCTCCATTCGCTCCTATCGACAAGGTTAACAAGACCTTCGATATGTTCTGTGTAGATGCTAACAACGTAGGTGTTCAGATTGTTAAGGAAGACCTCAAGACTGAAGAATTCCGTGACCCAGCAAGAGACCTCAATAACGTTAAGGTTATCGAACGTTATGGTTTCGGTACTTACAACGAAGGTCGTGCAATCTGCTCTGCTAAGAACATTAGCATGGCTAAGTCCTTCGCAACACCAGAAAGAACTATCATTCTGAATAATTAATTAGCTGTAGAACGGAGGAAAAGTAATGGCTACTATCGAACTTAGATTAAATTCAAAGAAACCGGGTAACTATGCATTCTTCTGTCCTGTAACTAAGCTGCACTTAACAATTGCTAACCCTGTTGGTTTCGCTGACAGGGTTAGCAATTATATTTTAAGAGGAATTAAAGGTAAGACTCTTATTGATGTAAACGGTGTTGTTGACTTAGAAACAGGAAACGTTGTAGGCGTTAAAAAGGAAGAAAAGAAAGAAGAAGTTAAACTCCCGGAGTTAACACCAGCTCAGGAACCAGCTACCCAAGAGCCAGAAGAATCATCTCAGGCTCCAGAAGCGGCTGCTAATGTAGAGCCTGAAGCAGAATCTCAACCTGATGCAGAACCTGATGCAAAGACAGAAGAAACAGAATCTGAAACTGAAAAAGTTGAAGATGCTGAATCTGAAGAATCTGAAGCTGAAGAGGCAACAGAAAAGAAAAAGAGAGGCAGAAGAGCTCAAAACTAATAAGGAGTTAATAACATGAATAACGGCAATGAAACTTTAGGGTTATCCGTTATATCAACAACTCCAGAAGCACATCAAACAAGTGTAAATGTGAATAAACCTATAGAGATTAAATTCAGCGGGGACATTAATCGGTCAACGCTGAATAACTCTATAGTCGTATTTGAAGATTATGATGGAGTTTATAACGGTGTAACAAGCCTTAAAGCAAGTGAAAAATTCAATATCGTAAAAGGTACAATGACATATGCTGATAGAGTTATAACATTCGTACCAAAAGAGCCACTGAACGTGGATACACGTTATATCGTTGTATTAAATAATACGATAACAGATATCACTGGAAATAGACTTTTAAAGAAATATGTATTTGCTTTTAATACAGAAATAACTAAGAGTTATTCGAAATGTGAAATCGTATCACCAACATTCGGTATGATTTCAAATTCAATTCCAGAGATACAGTGGAAATCCCAACAAGCTCCTTCATATATTATGCAGATTTCAAAGTCAAATAAATTCGAAGTATTGTTATATGAAACTTTTGTGGTTAACGAAGAGGATGATATTATAACATTCACGCCATCTATATCTTATAAAGAAGGTATATACTATGTAAGAGTTAAATCAGAAGGTGGAGAATGGAGTGACCCTTGCCAGTTCTTTATTAAAGAAGTGACTGACGCTGTTATCGCACAAGACGACCAATCTGAAGAAATATACTTGGCAGATTTCTTAGCAGACATAGAAGACGAGCTAGAAATATTAGAAATTTTCCCTGCTGATAATAGCTTAAGTAATAGTTTGAAAACAAATATTGCTTATGTTAAAATAAGAGGAGAATTGAAAGAAGACCAATTTGATATAAATGAATCCTATTTTATTGGTGAAGCATTCGATGAAGAAGATGACAGCACCTATGAACATGGAGAACCAGAAGGAACTTGGACCGTTATATATGACTCAGATAATGATTGTACATATATAATATTTACACCTAATCTTGAAGGTGAAGAGCTCCCGACTTTCCCAGAAGATACTGAGAATGAGGAAGAAGACTACGGTGTTGAGGTTAGATACTTTATAGATAATTAGGGGGTAAGTGTAAATGGCATTCGTAACTAATTATCAAGTAGGCGGTGAAGTTGATAAGGTCAAATATATAGAGCAAATAAAGAATTTTGCACAATTATCTAGACCTTACAATAAAATGGTAGCAATGACACTTCCTGCACTTCAAGGCGTATATTATTTAGAGTACGAATCACCAGACGAAAATGCAGAACTACTCGCATTAGTAATTACGTGCAGTGGATATGGAGAAGAAGACTATTATAATTTATATGTAAACGATGAATTATGGTTTGAAACTTGGTATCCTACAGAAGTAAAAGAGGGTCTTTTCATAGGAACTTCAACTTATGTATATGTACTTGAACCTAAAACAAAATTCCGTTTGGAGTTTAATAATGTTTCAGGCACATCAAAAAAAGTATGGATGGGCATCCGTATGTTAGTTGATGGAGAATATGTAAAACAAGAACCTGAAGACGAAGATGTTATTACACCCGCTTTACCCGTAGTACCAGATGACGATAGCGGTGTTTAATAAATAAAGATAGGAGGAAAATAAAATGTCTGAACAGAAATACAAGGCGTATAGATATCACGAAGGTCTTTGTTCTACTAAGGACATAGTAAAAGAGCTCGCTAAGGTTTTATCCATTGGTGTGTGCTCAAACGAAGTCAAAGATGTAAACGGTAATACTCTGCTTCCATCATTCGTTTTACAGAAAAAGAACTGGGATATTGCTTATCCAAAGCCAGACACTACAATTAATGTAGATGCTGATAATATGTCCCCAGAAGAGTATCAGGCTAAGATTCTGAACCAGATTAGTCAAATCTCTGATACGGTTATTCTGAAAACAACAACAACTCCGACAGAGATTAAAAAGACTTCCGGTGACTTATTACAGGATAGCGATGAGTTAAAAGAATCATTAACCATGTATCTTGAAATCTATAAGCCTACTTATGTTGCAAACCCTGAAGAATATCCTCTTGATTGTGAAAAAGAAGGCGTTATTCCTAAGGTAATTACAAAAGATATGTATCAGGATGCATTAAGCGTTACAAAACGTGTTGAAGAAATAATCACACTTCCGGGTAATGGTTGTTGTACTATTTCTACTTCTGACGAAATTAACAAACAGACCATTAAGTATACCTCAATGGCTCAGTTTAGACTCAT